GGTAGCATTATCTGTCCGGAACCTATCATGTTTGGTGACGAATAACCAAACAATTGCGCCACTTGCGCCAACACGCGAGCACCAATCTCTGTTGCTCGCGCATACGGACCAATGACTGGCGCTTTCACCAGCGCACCTGCTACTCGAGCAACTGCTGTCGCTGGTTTAGAAATCCTACCATCCTCGCCCTCATATTCATCTTCACCCGCTTGTGGTGTGATGGTTAGTGGGGGCGCATGCGTCGGGGACGTCAACTCTACATTATATGCTCGTATAAAAACTGTCAGTCTTACTCTGTCTGACAAGCCCGGTACGGCACCATTTGCGTGTTTGAGTTGATTCAACGTTCTCAACGTCATTGAGCCCATTTCTCCCCATTCTGCTCGAGTGATATCCAAGTAGTCCTTGTACCAAAAGAAAGGTAGTTTCAAGGTCCCTCCAGTTGATGTGGTGGGGTCCACGAACACACGTGGCATTTGGCTCATTTGGACATTGTCTTGCATCAGGTTTGCGTTTGCAGTCAATTGGTCATACGCAGCCAGAGGATGGTACACCATCATCAGTCTCCCGTAAAAGAAACCATTCCCATTGACCACACACTTGACTTCCAAATTACATCTCAGCAACTTGTAATTACAGACACGGTTGATGACTCGCTTGTTATCAAAGAACGTCGACCATGGGTCGAATGTCTGAAAGAAGTCAACTCCAGCTCCCCATTCCCACGATAGGGTGACGGGGCGCTCAAAGAACTCCTGAAGAGTAGCCACTCCCTCGTTCGCCCTCATTCGAGTTTCCTCAATTGAGCCAGAGACATCGACAACTTCTTCAGGTTTCTCACTGTAAGCGACAGTCTCCTGTGTGAGCTCTACTCCCGCATGCGGGACCACATTTACGTAGTCATCCAACGGGTGTACCACGCTTCCACCGCTGCTCCCATGTAGGTAGAAGACCATGGCTTCAGGGAATGGTAGCAACATTTCTGTTGACACCAAACCTCCACCTATAGGTCTTAGACGTAATTCATAGATCTTTCTCTGATCGATGATAATCACGTACACATAGGAACCATAGTCGTCGCTTAAGCATCCTTCTGCTTCTCTCACGCAGGGGATCTGCCTTCCAAGCACGTGCCCTTGTGGCATAGTAGGAAATACTAACACATTTTCATCTGAAACTGGAACCTCTGGCTCCGGCTGTCCCAAATAAACATTCGCTACGCGAATCTTGTGGTTCACTACTTCGACTTGGACAAACCTCCCTTCTCGGAAATACACTTCTGGTACATCTTGAAGGTCACCCTGTCCAAGGGTGTGTTGGAATTGCGCCAACTCTGTGCCCGACTGGGGGGTGAGATTTACCACTTCTTCTATCTCCTCCACCTTGTCTATTGCTGCAATACACTGTTCAAAAGACCGATTAATTGCAGGACACAGAAACATGAGACCATGCTCACTCGCAATTTGCACCAGTTGCGCCTGGCGCAAGTCGTAG